ACCAGGACAATCGACTTTGACGAACTTGTGGCAAAACATCTCATCCACGGTGACGAATTCTGTGTCTCAATTACCGCCGATTATCACTTGTGGTGTCGGACAAGAAGAGGAGACCTCGACGGTGAACTCTATAGTTACAACCAGTGTGAGTGGACACCCTGTTATCCAAGAGGAGAAGGACCACGCTTCGATATTAGTTGATGGTGTTGAGGAACTCCCCAAATCTAAGGTCTTTCGGTTCCAGGCACGCGCTGTCTTCCTCACTTTTCCGCAATGCGAAACTCCCTTGGATGTTGCAGTTGATAACCTTAATAAAAGCAACAAGATTGAGGCTGAGGAGTATATTATCTCACGTGAACAACATCAAGATGGACATAACCACCTTCATGCTTATATTAGATTCAAGAGAAAGATGCATATCAGGCGCGCCGATTTCTTTAATTTCATTGGAGGAAAACAAGCCAATGTACAAAAAGTTAAAAACAAAGATAACTGTGTTGCATATGTGGCAAAGAATGGCCAATTTGTATCAAAAGCGCTTGATGTCCCTGCGATTGTTGCTGCTGTCGAAAAGAAGAAGGAACTCAAAAAAAGGAAAGTAGAAAAGAAAAATGTGCTTGTGTTTGAAGCAGTAAAATCTGGCAAGAGTTATGATGATTTACTTGGTGATGAATTGCTTGGTCCATACCTTGTTACACATTCGAATAGTGTCAAAACTTTCTTAGTGGATTACGAAGATATGTTGCAGAAAAGAAGAAAGCCCAACGAAATTCCCAATCTAGTTATTCTCGAGATTCAACAGAAAAGGTGGAATCTCCGTAAACACTGGGAATTCAAGGAGAAACAGTTTTATATTTTCGGGCCACCCGACTGTGGTAAAACTACGTTAATAATGCAACTTGAAAAAATAGGAATGAGAGGGTTCGAAATACCCAAAAATAATGATTTCGCACGTTATGATGACCAATTGTATGATTTCGCCTACTTAGATGAATTCAAAGGTCAAGTGACAGTTCAATTTCTTAATGAATTCTTGCAGGGTTCTAAGATGACACTTCCTGGTAAATATGTTCAAGGTGGAAGAATTAAGAAAAAAAATATGCCTATCTTCATACTTTCAAATTATTCTCCGACGGAAGCTTATCATAATAAGACCATATTCGATCTTCAACCTTTGCTTTCACGTCTTCATGTCATTGAATTAAAGGAGAAAGGTGAGTATTCTATATTAACTGAAGAATCGCTTCCTGATCTATCTCCGATCGCGATCTCAGATCTTTATTCAGATGAGGTTCTCGATTAGTTATCATGGAACCTCACTCTAGCATATGATGTAATGCCAGGTTGTTGACCTGCAGAAGCATTACTTGTTAAAGTGACTAGAAATAAAGCTCCTGTTTTTATGTCCGTAATATCTCCATTGTTGCTGTCTGAGTATTGTACTTCATGACTTAACTTCAAATAAATCTCATCATAAACGGATAACAACATAGTGTTCTGAGTTGTATTTGCTGCTGCAATAACTGTTTGTGCGTTAACCACATGACGTTTGTCATATAACACTTTAAATCGTGCACCATTGGCTAAATAAATCGGTGATAAAATACCAATTCCTGCAGTTGTGTCTTCCAATATATCACTTAATGTTGGTGTTGCACCATTAGGTTGTAAGTCTAATACTAACATCACTCTAGCATGTGCATACTGTGCAAATGCGCTATTAGTTGATGTGTAAGTTGGTCCAGTAATAATGTACTTTAAGTGTACACTTCTCATATTAATCCTCATACCAACACGTGCTGTTGCTGCTGTTCCAAGCGCTAATGCATTCAATAGTGTGATATTTCCAGATTCATCAATCGTACTGCCACCATCACTTGTATCCTTGTATTTTAATTCTGGAATAGTATATGTTCTTCGTATAGTTCCAATACCCGGAATACGTCTGTATTTAGTTACTCGACGGAAAGTACTTCTGGTCCCAGGCCAAAATCCGCCAGTTCTGCCGGGTCTTGACATACGACGTAGAGAATACGTTTTCCTATATTTCCGCATGGGCATAGTACTAAAGGGACTGTAGAACCGTGCTCCCCTGTAGATGGAAAAACGAGGCATTGTGGTTCGTCTGATAGTTCTTCTTCTTGTTTAATTATTGGGTTTGTTTTACTATAATCTCGTTTCTTATTAGGTTGACAAATACGAGACATTCACACTGTTTAGGGGCTAAGGTTAGGGTGATATATACCACTGATCTCCCGCTTAATTCTGAGAAAACAAATAACGACATTTCCAAGAAAAACTAGTAAGGTTAGGGTGATTTCCGAGAGAGATTTCATATATAAGTCCTTAACCCGATTAGGATTCAAGGCTGCTGACAAAGAATAGGTGTCTCATTATAGTGGCTCATCACTGAAGTTGAGTGGCTAATTAGCTGCCGCGCGCAGCGCATCATTTCATGACGTCATAGTCTTGCGAAGTCAACGTATTACCAGAACCAATAGAAATAAACCACCAATAAAATCTAAGCTCCGAATAAGCTGACTCTAGTTACGCAATTAATATTACCTTTTGCGTAACTTGTAAGAGCTGGAGCTACCCCCCAACAAAAGACTACGCTTACTAAGATCTACAGCCATACACTTTGGAGGACCCTTTACAACATTTAATGACCTCAAAGAAGCAAGAGAAGAAGCTTACACCAGGACAATCGACTTTGACGAACTTGTGGCAAAACATCTCATCCACGGTGACGAATTCTGTGTCTCAATTACCGCCGATTATCACTTGTGGTGTCGGACAAGAAGAGGAGACCTCGACG